TCATACACTTGACCTTTTATAGTGTCATATGTAGCATCTTCCTCAGCCTCAAATTCTGCCTGCCATGCAAGATCCTCTTCGTCCCAGTCCTTGCCTTCAAAGTTATCGTTATCAAAATCGGCTAACTTAGGAAACCCACAGGTAGACCATTCAAAATCTTCTGTGCCATCGATTAAATAGTTATCTGCTGCAATGTCTACAATATTATCATGATTAAGGTCTGAGGCTCTTGCTGCAAGATATATACCATCAGCAATACTTAAGCGCAAACCTTTAATGCCAGCGCTTGCTGCATTTTGTAAAAAAGCTCTAAATTCTGAAACCGAAGTAGAGTGCCAAAGCTTTTTAGGTCCCCAGCCACTGTCAAAAGTTTCCCATTTTTCAGTGAGAGCTTTATCAGGTTTCCATAAATTTTCCCACAATTTAAATTCTTCATATAATTTCATAAAAAGTCATCCTTTATTAAATAATGATTTTTTATTCATAGTCTTTATACTGACCTTGGACGTCATATTGAGTATGGTAAATCATTGGTCTGAAAAGCTTAATAATGCAAAACTTTTCTGGTCTGACCTTGCAATGATTAATTGCTTTCCAGCCAAAGAAAGGAACCATATACCCAACGATATCACAGTGATCGTAGAAGTTATAAGCTTCAGCGCAGCAGCTCTTGACGAAGTTGTATGTATCTTTTCCGTAGAAAGGCTTGACACTTCCGTAGGTATAAAGATATGGCTTAATACCAAACTTAAAATAAATATCCTCTGCAGCAAGCTGGGCCATACCAGATCCGAGAGACCAGCCAAAAACTTCAACAAAACAATCAGGATGTTCATCTAGTAAAGCTTTAATCTTTTGTCTCACAGTTGATTGACAAACAAGCCACATATTACCCCAGCCTCTATGTACTTTAAGCTGAATTAACTTTCCCTCAAAAGTGAACTTATCATAGATTTTGGATGGGAAGTTAAAATTAACTCGCCAATCAGACTTACTAGATGTTTGCTCAAAAATAACTTGAATACAACTTCTAGGCTCATCAAAACGTACTTGAAATTCTACACTGTACTTCTTACCCTTAAACTCATAAGGAATGCTCTCATATCTAGCTATTTCCAAATTAGTATCAAGCTTATTCAAGTTCTCGGAACAAATAGTAAAATAGTCTTCGAAATTTAGTCTTTTATACTCCATAACCTACCTCCATTGCAGAGATAAAAATAAACGCCTCTGCTTAATAATTTAGCAAATTAAACAGAGGCTATTTTTAATAACGCCAGGAGGTTCTTTTATTGGCTATATTTTTCTTTTGCTGCTGTAACCATTGATTGTACTCATATTGAGCTTGCCTACAGTAATACGAACTTACTTGACCATTAGACTTAGCTGCTGTGCATTCGTGACCTAAAAAATATTGACAAAAATCACATTTACTCTTTGGTCTCTGATTCATTCTTTGCCTCAACAGTAGAATCATAATCTGCCTGAAGAAATACGTATCTTTTCGTATAACCCCCAAGCTCTTCCATCTGCTTCTCATACACCTGATTAAAAGCCTCTACTGCTTCAGCCCCAATAGCTTCAACAACTGCTTTTACCTCAGCTAGAGCTTCGATCGAATTAGTCCTTAGAAACAGATTTACTGTTTCAACTAGCTTATCTCTGATCAAGCCATTAAAAAGATAAGTACTTTTAACTTCTGCATAATTACAAGTATCTCCCTGCTTTTCGATATTAGCAGGAATGTTGTCTCTAATAAGTGTTCCGTTCATTATTTATTCTCCTTAAGGTTTTTTATTTTATTACTTTTTAATATACGATTTATTTATTTTTTGTTCTGGCTAAAAGCTATTGATTTTTGTTCTAGGAATACTAGAGAGTCTATCCATAGGCTCTTACCAAGATTTCAAGAAGAAAGTCTCTAATTAATTTATACAAGTTCTATATCCCCTAGTTAATTTATTATTTATTATTTCCAAATAACTCATAGTCAACAACTCCAGTTTCTAAGTCTATTTTATTAATATGTAAAAAACATTTACCTGCTGCTAACAAATTTTTTTTAAACGCGGCCAGTAAGTCTTTAAACGTTTGAGTTGTTTCAACACCAACTTCTCCACTAACTCGATGATAAGCAATATCAGCGGTTCGATATTCAGAAGAAATTAACAATACAGCATCATGTGGATTTTGTGCTGCAATTGTTGAATTTGATTCTAATAATTTAACATCTACTCGTATTTTACAATTATCAATAATCAAATCATAATCCGCAAGACGCCCCGGATCTCCACGATAAAGATAACCATCAAACTTATCTAACTTTTTGAAAATAATTCCACACTCTTTAGCAGCCTTCTCAAAAATATCCTGTTGAATGCTACTATTTAACTTCTTTTGAACTTTTTGCTCTGTAGAGCCCGTCCAAGTTTTTGAGCCAATTGTTGAAAGCAACTTCGCGGTTTCTGGTGAAATACTGTTCGTTTTAAGTATTGAATCGTAGACATTTTGGCAAAGAGGACTTCTCGAATCAATATATTTTTCAGCATTCTTTGTATTTTTGCCATACTCATCGAGCCATACATCAAAGGTATGTTTATTACCAGTTGCATCTAAAAATGTAAGCCATACTAGATAGCTTTTACCAAATTGGCCATAATAAGTCTGACAAATTTCAGCTTTTTTATCTACTCTAACTCTGTCACCACAAGCTAAAAACAGTTTTAATTTTTCATCCCAATCTGCCTCAGGTAAGACAGATCTATTTTCTATATTATTTGGGCACTTCCATTTTTGTGCAAGGAAATTATATCTCCAAGGTTCAATACTTAGTTCTACCCAATGGTTTTGTAACGGCTCAATATAGTCTGTTACTAAAGAATCTGTAAAATGTTGCATTATCCTTTAAGCTCCTCCAAATGAATCTTTTTGTTATAAACATGAAGTTTAGTCTTATAGCCTTCGTCCTCTACTTCAGGCAAAATTTTCCAAAGCTCTAGTTCAGAATATTCATCAAGATTAGGAAAGAAAACTTCTGCTTCGCCATCTGCGTCCACTTTGTTTACATATACCTTATCATAATAGGGAAGCATAGACTTATAAAGCATTCCACCCCCAATTATAAACACATTTTGAGTTTTAGATAACTCTGTAATTAGCTTGATTAAATCTTCAAAACTATGCACACAAAAGCAATCATCTCTATCATAGCCTTCTGGACAAATAACTATAGTAGATCTGCCTTTAAGTGGCTTACTGCTTGGAAAACTAAGTAATGTGTTCAAGCCGCAGACGACAATGCTATCAGCAGTAGTTTGTTTAAAGAATTGCATATCTTTTTTAAGATTAAAAAGTAAACTATTAGCTTTTCCGAGTCCCCAATTTTTATCTACACAGCAAATACCAATAATCATGTTTTAGCTCTCCTTCATTACTTGTTTCATATATTCTTGAAGTGCAATCCTGATTGCGCCACTAACAGTCAAATCTAACTTCTGTGATAAAGATTTAAGCTGCTCATAAAGCTCAGGACTTAAATCTAAACTAAGTCTTATACGATCTTTTTTCATTATTAATCCTTTCTAGCATCAAATTCAAATCTGACTCTCTACACCAATAATAACCCTTACCATTATGTAATCTTTCACAACAATATTTTATGTATGCAGCAGTTGTACTTAAAGCTAAACCAGCCTCATGATAGCTTGAAAATATATTAATAATATTCCCAGCACTGTTTAACTGGTAAACAGTTTTACCTGCAGTTTTGCCATTACAAAGTTTAAACTTGTACTGCTCATATTGACTAGCCAAACACCATCCAAAGCCTCGATACTGGCGTAATTTTCCATTGCAGCAGCGTCCAATATTACTCCTAGCACTATTAAAATCTTCAGGATAAAGCTGTCTAGCCGCTTCTCTAATGCTTGAATATGTTGCAAGTATTTGTTTATCTAAGCTAAGTTGATAAACAGCTTCACCTTGGGTTGTTTGACCTGAGCCACCAATTAATAAGTTATAACCATTCTCAATACTATCAAACTGATTTATATAAGCAATTTCAAGCTCATCTGCTTCCTGTTTTGTAAGATTCTCTATTAAAACTTGATGCTCAAAATTCTCCCAGCCATACTTAAGAATAGCTCTGTAAAATTTTTGTTGAGACTTATAGCCACTCCCATCAGAGTGCCATCTATGGGTAGGGTTAGTATAACAAGTTTGCCCAATGTAACATTTACCATTAATTTTATTCGTATGTTTATAAATTAAATAAGATTTCATTCAATCACCTCATTTAATTTAGCAGATAAAATACGTAAAAATTAAGAAGTTTTTACGTATTTTCAAGAGTATCTCTGACGTGCTTAATAGCCGCCTTACATTTATCACAAATAAATACTCCTTGAGCTCTATAATCATTAGAATTCATAGAAACATGTTCTTCACAAATAGCACATCTGACCATAATATCTGCAGCGACAGAATTAGCTATAATTTTATCCAAATGGTCAACACGTGAAACATGTGAAGGTGGATTAACCGTTGAAGAATTTACAGAAACATATACTTTATTGTCCATAATCTAACACTCCTTTTCTATAAGTTGTCTTAAAATTCCATCATCTGACCTCATATAAATAACACCATTCTTATTTATTATACGATTAATACCTGCATTTTTAATTAGGCGCAAACAAATCTCACAGGGCCAAGCTTCACACTCAAGGGCTATGCCAGATTTTACATCATAACCTGAAAGATAAAGATCTGCTCCAATCATATCTTTACGTGACGCACTGAGCAAAGCATTCATTTCTGCATGAACTGCGGGACAAGTTTCAAAAGTAGCCATATCTTTGCCACTATTACATTTAGTACATACTGCACAATGTGCTTCACCTCTAGGTGGATTATTATAGCCAGTACTGAGAATCTCTCCCTCCGAAACTACCACCGCTCCATAATGTTTTCTAAGACAAGTAGATCTTTCAGAAACTGCTTTAGCTATATTAAGATAATATTCATCTAATGACGGTCTTTTCATAATTCCTCCTATTGAAAATATTACTCATTTTATAATACAATAAAAGCAGGCTATTTTTCAAGCCTGCTTAGCTTTAAAGCGGAATTATTTCAACTTTAGGTAATCTCTGACTAGGTGTTTCAGAACTCGGCTGCTTCACCACAGAAGCCTTAAAATCTTTAATAAAAGCAATAGCTTCCTTGCATTCATCACAAACCCAAGGATAATAATTACAACCATAAGGAACCTCTCGTACATTATCACAAAGTAGACACCCTTGCATTGCTTTTATTGGCCCTATTTCAAGAGTTCTTACCTCTGTAGGGTCTATATCCAATTTTGTTGTACTCTTTTCTGAATCCATTACATCTCCTCATAAGCTTTCTTTAGAAATTCTGTATTATTTTTATACCACTCAAAAAATGCTTCTTCACCGCAGGTAACTAAATTCATAATCATCTTATCAAGAAATTCTTCAGAGGCAGGATGCTGAATTCTTTTACCTTTGCATTTATTTTCCCAATAATCTAAAAGTATTTCAGGGACCCATCTATCAGGATTATATGCCTTTGAGGCACCGAGCATATCGCAAAAGCTTTCAATAATATATTTATAAGGCATCTTCATAGGAATGATTTTACCTTCTTCATCCTCATCCCACCAGTACTGAAAGTGATGTTTATTAGTATGATAATGATGAATCCAAGAAGGTGAGTATCCAAGCTGTTCACGCGCTACTTGGTGAGGGCTCTTTCTACCGGTATAATATTTACAAATCTTCATTTCAGTAATAGAATACTTACTAAGATCATGTACTAAGCCTTGCCAGATAAGCCCCATCTTAAAGCAGGCTTTTCTAACAAACTTTCTATGGGTTCTGATAATTTTAAGATGCTTACAGAATTCCTTCATTTATATACTCCTCAGGTACTGGAATAGAAATAAAATCTTCATGCAGATAACAAAACAATTTATGATAATTTGGCAAAGCAACAAGCTCGCCCTCTAAACACTTTAAATTTACTCGCTTCAAAGATTCAGCAAGCACCTTATCTAAGTATTCATTTGCTTTCTTCTTAGCTTCTTCTGCACGCTCAATTTCCATCTGCCAAAGTTTAACACTCTCAACAGCAGCTAAAATCTCGTTAGTCTCAGCAAGAGTAACAACGTTAGCTGTCAATTTGTTCATCGGGATTTTCGTCATTAGGCTCCTCCAAAAATACTATTTTTTCTATATCGTCAACACTAAACTCTAAAGATAATGCTAAAGTCTTTTCCTTTTCGATTCTAAATGCACGAAATTTTTTAGTCCAAATACCTTTCTTATTTTGAGTCACTGTTAAATTTGTAACTTGCCAAGGCTTCCATTTACCAGCTTCTCCATAGTACCAAGATCTTGCCCAAATTATATCGCCTACGGAACAAGGTAGCTCAATTATGGTTTTCACTCAGCCACCTCCTTAAGATAGGCTTCGAGAGCTAAACGGATAAGTAAACTTAACGTAATGTCTTTTTCTTCTGCAGCAAGCTTAGCTTTGTCGATCAGCTCTTTTGAAGCATCAAAATTAACTCGCACTCGTTCTTTTTTCATTATCTAAGTACCTCCACATAAAGCCGCCTGTTTGATGCAGCTTGCCTGTACAACATTTACTAATATTTTGGTGCTTAATTCCAGTTGATCTTTCTGCCTCAGAGCATGAGCTAAATTCTGCTACAAACTTCCCATCTTTTGTATATTGTAATACACGTTTAGGTTGTCCTTTACTTGCTCCAATAGGCTTTATTTGATAGCTATCATAATCCTCTACGTGGCACCAATAAAATCCATTAGCTGAATTTATTGTACCTAAGCAGCAATGACTAATATTAGCTTGACTAATCCCTGTAATTCTTTCCGCCTGTCTAGTGGATTCATATATAGCTAATATATTTTTATTGGCATCTAGTTGGTAGATAGCTTTTTGGAAATGCTGAGGCATACTACCACCTAAGCTCGTATTATAGCCACGATTAATACTATCAAACTTAGCAATGTAATATTGTTCTCGTAAATTTGCATGCTCTGCAGAAATACAGTATTCTAAAATTTCATGATTAAATGAATCCCAACCGTACTTACGAATTGCACTGTGAAACTTAGGCTGATTTACGTAACCATTGCCTTTTTGCCAACGTTTTTCAGGATCTTTAACTTGTACCGTTTGGCCTATATAGCACTTATTATTTTTAATATTAGTATGTCTATAAATTAAATGAGTAAACATCATCATCACCCCACTCATTTAATTTAGCATATTTTTACGTAAAATTTATACAAAAATTACTCAGCTACTTGAAACTTAGTTGCAAGCTTTGTAGATTCATAACCGACAAGCTCAAAATCATCTTCAGTGAAATCATAAAAATCTTTTACCTCAGAATTAAGCTTAAGCTGTGGGCCAGGATATTCAGGATTCTGAATAACCTCTTTGACAAGCTCTACATGACGATCATAAATATGAAGGTTATTTACAATATGTACAAGCTCTCCGGGTTGATAACCACAAACCTGAGCAAGCATATGTACAAGCAGCGCATACTGAATTGTGTCCCAACCACCAGAAGAGGCTGCAGCAAGTAAATCACCGGATCTTTGAATTACTGTACAATTAAGCTTTCCGTCTGTCACATCCCAAAGAGTTTCATATACACAAGGCGGAAGGTTCATTTCATGAAGATCCTGAGGACACCACATAGTAGTAATCATTCTACGATCCATAGGCTTGTTCTTCAGAAGATAAATAAGGTTATCTACCTGATCAAACTTACCATAACCATAATCAGAAATCTTACCAAGCTGATAGCCATAGGTTTTACCA